CGAATCTCCCAAGGCGCACTACCTGTCAAAGGAACGTAATAGCTGCGCTGATACTTGGTTGTGGTCTTACCAGAAATCGTGTCTTTAATAACTTCAATAAATCCACCGCCATTCGTTTGGCGATCGATGGCAAAGCTCACTTGACTGCCATTTAAGTCACCGTTGGTTGTGTTTTGGTTGGTTAATTGAGGAACACTTACCTTCACACGCACAGCATCTACATCGGCATCTGTTATTGAGCGAACGACGGGTTGACTAGCCTTGATCTCCACACCCACTGAGATTTCGTTTTCAACAGAAGAGAATCCCGGTACATAATTTTGCTGTTGAGTACCGTTCCGCGTCTCTAACGTGATGCCTGTGAAATTATTTGTCCCATCAACATTTTGAATTGGGGTGTCATCAAGATACACCGACTGCAACCCTGCAACTAAACCTTCTATCTCACCTTCGGAGATCAGATCAACGACGCGTGCATAGGCTTTGGAGCGCAGACTGTCTGGTGCTTCTTGGGCCACTCGGGCAGAACCACCGCCGCTTTTACCACCCCCACCAGCGCCAATGATGAGGGACGTCACACTGCCACCTCATCCACATCGATTCCAGCGCTAATGACTGCAGAGCCCACGATCAACCTTCCATAACCAACTGGGACCGGATGACCTTGTGCGGTCGTATTCACTGCACCATTAAAGCTGTAACTCGGTTTGTTCTCGGGCTGCTCAAATGGATCAGCTGCCTTAGGAGTGGGTGCGATCATTTGGGTGACACCACCAAGAATCATCGCGGTACCGACAGAGTAAAGCGTGGACTGGGATAAGAACGCACCAGAAGCCGCCCAACCCATCGGGTTCCACCAGGCTACTGCAAGCAAGGCGACACCCAGAAGAATCTGTCCAAGCCCGTCGCCACCAGCACCCGAGATGACAGGTGCGATGGTGACGTTTTGCAGGCCAACAGGATCATGAAGACGATCGATAGTCAAGGCATCGCGACCTGCCAGAACCCGGTATCCCACGCCACGCTCGCCAGAGGCAACCAATTCACGCTCAAGGGATGGAAAATTGGCCACCAGTGCACGAATGGCCTCAGCCGCCGATGTAATTGCCAAACGATGTCTGCGACCATAGGTTTTACCAAGCTCACCAAGAAGTATGACTGTGACCATAGCGAAGAATGTGGGTCGTAATTTTTTGCCAGTAGCCGCCATAAACATCACGGCTGGAGAGTCGTCCCTGCAAATGATGCAGAATCAAGCCATCACCCAAATACACAGCGGCATGGTTCGGCACGGGTGAGGCGACTTGCATTAAAAAACAGTCTCCCTCTTGAAGTTCTTTAAAATCAATGTCGGTGAATCCGGCGTTGGCGAAATTTTCTAAATACAAGTTCTTGCCGCGCTTCCACCATTCATCAAAGCGGTCAAAGTCCGGCAAGGTGATCCCTCGCTCCTGATGAAACCAGTCGCGCACCAGCGCATAACAATCCAGGACACCGTGAGACCATTGCCGGCCAACGAGTGGCGCGACATACCCAGAAGGTTCAATACGCGTCCATTCTTCACTTGGGATGCCAACGATGTGCCAAGGCAGGCCACTGGCCTCACAGGCCACCTTGTCGGCTTGACTAGGCTCAGGTGGTAAGCCCGGGTGGCTGTGCACGACGCCTATGATTTCGCCTTCACCCTCAGCCGCTGCGTAATCTTCAGGATAAATAACAAATTGGTCGGTACCCACGCCGATATTGCGGCAACGAATATAAATTTCTCGTCCCTTACGAACGATTAATAGTCCGCAAGCTTCACGCGGATAAGCGTCGTGAGCGTGTTCTAACGCCAGTGTTTTGTTATTAGCCAGCATTAGCGAAATAAGCCCGCAGCCGGAAATCCACCAAATGGCAATTCGGCGTTTTGTCCGAAACGTGCCTGACAAGACGAGAGACGTTTGCCGCAGATGTCTTGCGAGTTGGTAGCGACTCTCTGGTCATTCGCATCGAAGTAGCTGGTGCCTGTGTAGCCACACTCGCTACTGCGATAACGCCAAGGACACACGTTTTGCACAATTTGCCGGCGCGGTAAATGCACACCTTCCAGATCAAACGATGCGGCAAGTTCAAATTCAATCACATCGCGCGTCTCACGTGATTTGCGGTCGATGCAATAAATGTCGTCCGCAAATTCAGCAGAAGCGTCTGATGTAGGGTTAACGCCACCTGGGAAATTTACTGCATCCAGATATTTGGCTAGCGTTCGCTTACGCGTAATTTTTACGCCCACCATATCCTGATAGGTCAGCACTAAAGCGGTGATCGCACCAGTGACATTAGCTACTTTTAGTTTGGGTCTTGGAATCTGACCATTGCCGTTGAATTCAAACCCTTCAATTTGGATGGGAAAAGCTTCATAGACATTACCTTGCCAAACTAGTCGCTGCTGTAGTGCATTGGTCCCAGCATGAAAATAAATCATCCCCTGACCAAAGAGCGATAAATCCAGCACAAATAGTTCAATGACGGCACTGGGTGCTAGTTGTTGAATCTCTCTGGCAATCAACTGATGTGTCATGACAAATCGAACACTTGTTTGAAGTTTGCCCGAACAGTTTCGATATTTGGTTCATCAATCGATCGACTCCATTCCTCGCAAATAAATTTTCCGGTTAGACCTGAAGGTGTAGTCCAGTCAAAAGTTCGAACTGCTCCATGCAACCGAAGGAAGGTATCAATCGCAGAAGCATTCGCAGTCGTTAGTGCCCGAAACTCTAATGTCCACACCTCTGGCTGCGTGTTCAGACCAAAGGCCAGTCGCTGCTCATAACCATCACCAAATGCCACACGTCGAACGATGGGACGAATCGTCAGACTCGCACCAGTTGAGGCAATCCAAGTAAAGGTCGCCAATTACATCGCTCGCCGAGAATCCAATAAACCACCCGCGCGCTTTTGTGCCAGTAGCTCTTGCCGAACGGCACTGGCTATTGCACGACCCAAGTCGCGTCCGCCTGCTTCATCTCCTCGGGCCGCAGTACCTGCCTCGGTCACATTGACCGAAATATTAAAAACATCACCGCCAGCAGATGCAGTCCCAGCACCTCGCATGGTGACGGGAATCGACCGTCCATCAGGCAAAGGCACATAGGCTTCAGGCCTTGAGCCTTCACCAAAGAGGGCCAATTGCGGCGAGGTCGCCACACCGCCAGAGGCATAAGCCCGAAGGGGAACGGGTCCGTTGCCAGTCATGATGCCGCCACCTGCGAAGGGGAACATCGAGCCTATGGCTTTAGCCAGAGGGCCAGTAATGGCACTTTGAATCTGTATACGAATTAAATCCTGAATGATGGAAAGAGCAAGGTTTCTAAAACTGAGCTTGCCCGTCATCACGAACTGCGTCAGAGCATCAGTCATGCCGGTGAAAGCACTGCGGGTTGCATTCTCCATTTGACGTCCGACTTGAGAAGCTTCTTCCGCGACGTCTTTCAACGCCTTACCAATTCCAGCAGAAGGATCAGACAACTCACGAGCGCGCTGTGCAAGTTGCTCAGACGCTGTAGCTGCGCGTTGAGCCGCCTCAGCAATGCTTTTAAAAGAGTCAGCAAATTTTTCGTTACCCGGCGAAGCGGACGCAATAGCTTCTGCTTGTGCAGCCAACTTAGTTAGCTCCTCAGCACTTCGCTGTCGGGCTTGCGAGAGTAAGGTTAATGATGCGACTTCGGAAATCGAGCGAGATTCACGTTGCGTTTTTATCTGTTCTTCAATAGAGGCCAATTCCATCTGGCCACGCTGCGCCTGCTCTTGCAAATCTTTGAGGGTTTCGCTTGGCTGACGAATTAAACGCTCTACATTTGACTGCTGTACATCGCGCTCTAACGTTGCACGCTTCTTTGCGATTTCAGATAATTTATCTTCGAACTTTAATCTATCCTGAACCGTCTTTGCATCTTTGCGAAGCGCAATTTCAAGCAGCATTTCCTGTTCAGCATACAGCGCACCTATTTTATTTACGAAGTCTTCTTGCGCTGCGACTCGAGCTTGGCTAGCTTCTTTAAAACTGATGTAGCCGGCGTTTTCATAAAGGTCGATTAACCGCTGGCGGTCTTTTAAGATGCCGGACTCTTCATCGACTAAGCGCTGTAATTCTTTGACTTCGGACTCAATACCAGCCATCGACTGACCTGCATTGATAGACGACGCTTTGAAGAAATTTTCTAGATTAGATTGAGAAGCTTGACGCTCAAGGTTCGAGCGTTTCGACGCAATTTCACTGAGCTTATCCTGAAGCTTTAATTTTTCCTGAACTGTTTTTGCATTAGTCTGCAAACTCTTTTTGACCAACGCTTCTTCTTGATCGTAAATCGAGCGTATCTTGGACAGATACTCATCTTCAGCGTTGGCACGCGCTGTTGTCGCTTCTTCTATGCTGATCAGTCCAGCGCTTTGGTAGCTATCGATGATCCGTTGACGGTCGCGCAGCAAGTTGCTTTCTTCGCCGACTGCTCTGTCTAATGAGCGAATCTGATTTTCCATCGCAGACAAAGCATTACTCGAATTCGTGCTCGACGCTGTGTTGTAATTTAAACGCTTACGTGAAGCATCTTGCGCATGAGATGCACCATCTAACCCTTTGCGAATATCTGCAAAACGCTTTTCAATCGAGTCAGCGAGTAATGGCATCTGCCAAAGATCTTTGTAATTCTGGTTCGCCTGACGAACTATCTCATTACGCTTAGTGAGCGCCTCTTGCAACTTGGCGCGATTCTTTTCCGAAAAAGGATTGAGTCCTTCACCACCAGCTAAAAAGGTGCCTGCCAATTCAACATCGGCCCAGACAGCTTGGAAACTTCCCACCACCGCCTGAATCGACTTGGCAATGGCACGCAAAGCATCAATGACAACAGCAAGTGCATAGGCAGTGTTCTCAGCCCAGGTAGTGATTGCTTTATCTTGCTGAAGTTTTTTCATCCCTTCAACTGCGTCATCCGTTCCCAGTAATACTTTGCGAAGTTCTTCGCCCAATACCGTCATAGCGGGAATGGATGACGTAACGATCGTTTGCGCGATAAAGCTGTACTCCGCTCTCATACGCGCGAGTGCTTTGACTGCATGCTCTGCAGATAACACTTGTTCAGCTGAGAGACGAATATTCAGATCTTGGTTGTCCGCCAAATCTTTAAGAAATGGCAGCATGCCAGCACCAGACTTGCCAAATAATTCCATGGCTATGGCAGTCTTTCCTGCGCCATCTTCGAATTGCGCAAGTTTTAGCGCAATATCGTTTAAGACTATGGCCGGATCGCGCAAATTTCCTGCTGCATCTTTTGCGTCAACCCCCAGAAACTGCAGTGCCTTGGTAGCCCCAGCCGTCTCATCGTCAACACCTGCCATGCCCTTGGCAAGTTTCGTCAAACTCCCACCAATGTTTTCAAGCGTAGTGTGCGAAATAGTGGCCACTGCCTGAAATCCAGACAACGCTTCAACACTTGCGCCGCTTTGCTCGGACAGCCCTTGCAATGCAGCAGCAGCCTCGATGGTTTGAAGAACAAATTCCTTGATTGCAGCAACCGATGTCACACCCACTGCAATAACGAAGGCTGACTTGGCTACATTGGCGACACTTTGCAATGAAGCTTTCATCTCATTGGCGTGCTTATCCAACAGACGCGCACTTTTCCCCAGATCTGCCTGAAACTCAGCGGTTTCGGCCGCGAGTTTGACGACAAGGGAGCCAATATCAGTCATTCTTTTTTAACTTATGGGCAAACATTGCCTTGAATTGCGCAATGTGTTGCTGGGATTGATCGGATTGGGTCTGCTTTTTAATGAACGGCATGAAATCGTCTGGGGTGAAAGGACGGGAATGTGATG